AGCTGTAACGGTTGCTGGCGCAACCGGCACTTGGAACGCCATGAAGGGCTTTTTTGGAAAAGAAACCCGCGCAGAGATAGCGGGCATTCTGACCAATATGAACCCAAGCCAATCAATAGCGTTTTTGGAACGTCTTAAAGTTCTCCAAGCGCAGGGAGAAGTTACCACCAAGGCAATTAAAGCTACCGCTGCAGCGGCAACTACCTCGATGAACGAATAGGAACTCACCATGCCTCGTAACGGAGCAGGAACATACACGCTACCCGCCGGCAACCCGGTTGAGGCCAACACCGTCATTACTGCCGATTGGGGCAATACGACGATGGAGGACTTGGGTAACGAGATCACGAACAGCCTAAGTCGCGAGGGCGATGGCGGCATGAACGCGCCGCTGCGCTTTGTGGACGGGGATCAGAACGCACCAGGCATCAGTTGGGTTTCGGAAACCAACACTGGGTTCTATTACCTGGGCGCGGGCGAGTTCTGGGTCTCTGTGCTGGGAACGGATATCGTTCAATTCACGGCAAACGGCGTACTCATCCCGACTGGCATAGATCTGATCGTGCAGGGCGACGTTGAGCTAAACGGCGACATCCAGGTCGATGGCGATCTTACTGTTGATGGCACGATCTTTGGCAACGTCACCGGCAACGTGACGGGCAACCTGGCTGGCAACGTGACGGCGGCGAGTGGCACCTCGACCTTTACTAACGTGACGGTTAACACCGGCATGGACATGACTAACGGCATTATCGCCAATGTGGCGACACCCATTGCCAGCGCCGATGCCGCGAATAAGGGCTATGTAGACGGCCTGGTCGGCGGCGTTACCAGCGTAGCAATGACCGCGCCGGCTGTGTTCACGGTAACTGGTAGCCCCGTCACCTCAACTGGCACCCTGGCGCTGACGTACTCTGGCACTGCGCTTCCAGAAGCCAACGGCGGCACCGCGCAGACCACCTACACGACGGGCGATCTGCTCTATGCCAGCGGTGCAAACACGCTGTCCAAGCTGGCGGTTGGTACGACGGGCCAGGTGCTGAAGGTCGCTGCTGGGGCGCCGGCATGGGGGACAGACAGTGCGGGTACAGGCACCGTTACCAGTGTCGCGCAGTCGTTCACGGGCGGCTTGATTTCAGTCGGCGGCTCGCCCATCACGACCTCTGGCACTCTGGCGCTGACTGTAGCCGGCACCAGCGGCGGCATACCTTACTTTAGCGCGGCCTCGACCTGGGCCTCGTCGGCTGCGTTGACGCAGTACGGCGTTGTGTACGGCGGTGGTGCGGGTGCCCCTCCTGTTGCCACAGCCAACGGCACTACGGGCCAGGTGCTGACTGCGACGACCGGCGGAGCGCCAAGCTGGGCCTCCCCGGCTACAAGTGGCACAGTTACCAGCGTTGCTGTTTCTGGTGGCACTACGGGCCTTACGACGAGTGGTGGGCCTATCACCGGCAGCGGCACGATCACGCTTGCCGGTACGCTCGCACCAGCCAACGGCGGCACAGGCGTTGCCAACAACGCGGCATCTACGCTGACGATCTCAGGCGCTTACGCGACAACGCTTACCGTCACCGCTGCAACGGGTGTAACGCTTCCGACAACGGGAACGCTGGCAACGCTTGCTGGCACCGAGACGCTGACCAATAAGACGCTGACTTCTCCAACGCTGACCACTCCTGCTCTTGGAACACCGGCATCGGGTAACTTGTCGTCCTGCACTGCGGATGGCACGGATCAGGTTGGCTTTAAGAACATCCCGCAAAACAGTCAGAGCGCGGCATACACGCTGGTTCTGGCTGATGCTGGCAAGCACATTTTCCATCCGTCAACTGATGCCAACGCGAGGACGTACACGATCCCCGCGAACAGTTCTGTGGCCTACCCAATCGGGACCGCTATCACGTTTATCAACATGACCTCACAGGTCGTGACGATAGCGATCACAACAGACACGATGTATTTGTCCTCGGCGGGAACGACGGGATCACGCAGCCTTGCGATTTATGGCTCTGCCACAGCGATCAAGATGACCTCGACAACTTGGCTTATCTCTGGATCGGGCCTTACCTGATGAGCGGCGCACTTCAAGCTGCATACCAAAACATGCGGAGCTTTACTACCACAACGCCAAGCGTTGAATACCTCACCGTTGCGGGTGGTGGTGGTGGTGGGTGGAGTTTGGGTGGTGGCGGCGGTGCTGGTGGTTTCCGCACTAGCACAGGCTTGGCTGTTGTTGCTGGCACTTCGTACACCGTAACCATTGGTGGCGGCGGGGCAGGTACAACTGCATCTGGTAATCCCTCAACACCTGGAACAGATTCAGTATTCTCAACTATTACTTCCACAGGTGGCGGCGGCGGTGGAAATTATTTTGCTCCTAGTGCTTCCCCGCTCACAACTGGTCTGAATGGCGGGTCTGGAGGTGGTGGAGGTAATTCAAATGTTCCAGCAGTCAATGGAACAGGTGGCACTGGTAACACGCCAAGCACTTCACCGTCACAAGGCTCTAATGGCGGAACTGGTTTTTTTACTCCAGGTCAATTAGCTGGCGGAGGTGGTGGTGGATCCGGTGCCGTAGGTGGTAACGCTTCTAATCCAAACGGCGGCAATGGCGGAAATGGCACAGCATCATCGTTATCAGGGCCATCTGTCACTTACGCAGGCGGCGGCGGCGGCGGGGTTCTTATTAACACCAGTGGCACTGGCGGTACTGGTGGTGGTGGTGGCGGCGGATCAGGCCCGGGCAATGTGACAGGAACAGCCGGAACAGTTAATACGGGCGGCGGTGCAGGTGGTGGCGGCGGGAGCTCTGGTGGCCCCGGTGGCGCTGGCGGCTCTGGCATCGTTATTATTCGTTACGCTGACACATATCCCGCTGCGGCATCTACGACAGGCTCGCCCACAATTACTGTGGCTGGTGGATACCGCGTGTATAAATGGACTGGATCAGGGACCATCACGTTTTGATTACGCACAACCTGTTCCCAACGCCGGTTGCTTTCTTCAGTCTTGGACGCGCACTCAACGTCAAAGAGAATCGCTTCCTGCTGAACCTTGAGCAGAAGCCCAACGACGGCAATACGACCAGCAAAGACCGCAAGCTGCTAGACGGCCCCAAGCTGGCCTCGTTGCGTGAGTTTATGGACGCTTCTGTTTCTGCGTACTTCAAGGAAATCTACAGCCCTAAGAACGCAGTCAACCTTCGCATTACGCAGTCCTGGGTGAACTACACCAAGCCAGGGCAGTGGCATCATAAACATGTTCACCCCAACTCGTTTATCAGCGGCGTGTTTTACATTAAGGCCAACAAAGAAACTGACCGTATTCACTTCTTCAAAGACGGCTACCAGCAGATCAAACTGCCGGTAGATCAGTTCAATTTGTACAATTCAGAAAGCTGGTGGTTGCCGGTTGGAGCGGGTGAACTGATCCTGTTTCCGTCATCGTTCACGCACATGGTCGAGGCGGTAAAAGGCGACGACCTGCGCGTTAGTATGTCGTTCAACACCTTCCCGGTTGGCTACGTCGGAGACGACGACAGCCTCACCGGCTTGCATTTGTAGGATCAGGCACATGGCCCATTTCGCTGAATTAGACGCCAACAACGTAGTTCTACGGGTCATCGTTGTCGGCAACCCCGACACCGCCGATGCAAATGGTGTGGAAAAAGAGTACATTGGTGCGGCTTTCTGTGAACGCTTGCTAGGCGGAACTTGGAAGCAGACCAGTTATAATGGTAATATTCGCAAGCGTTACGCCGGGATTGGCTACACTTACGACACTGGCCTGGATGCGTTCATTACTCCCCAGCCGTACCCGTCGTGGGCGCTGGACGATAACGCCGACTGGCAAGCCCCTGTGCCGATGCCCGATGACGGCAAGATGTACGGGTGGGATGAGGCAACTCTTAGCTGGATTGAATTGGAATTGCCGACATGACCGCCGAAGCCAAAATAGACGCGCACATCGACATCTGCGTCGTGCGTTATGAAATGATTAACGCGAGGCTAAAGCGGCTGGAGCATATCGTTCTCGCAACGGCAGGGTTTATTATTATATTGCTGCTGGGCCTGGTGCTGAAAAGCTGATGAAAGCCTCTGCGGCAGCAATCGGATTAATCAAAAGCTGCGAGGGCTGTTCACTCACAAGCTACGTTTGCTCTGGCGGCGTTATGACCATAGGCTACGGGCATACGGGACCAAATGTATTTGCCGACCAAGTCATAACGCAGTCTGAGGCAGACACGCTCCTGCGTCTTGATGTCTCTCGATTCGAGGCAGCAGTAGAGAAGACCTGCCCAGAGACAACGCAATGTCAGTTCGATGCCTGTGTCTCGCTCGCGTACAATATCGGTCCTGCGGCCTTCGCCAAATCAAGCGTAGTGCGTTTACACAATCTGAAGCGGTACGCAGAAGCGGCACAAGCTTTCATGCTCTGGAACAAGGCTGGCGGCAAAGTCTCTCGCGGGCTTCAGTCGCGCAGAGCCAAGGAGAGCGCGTTCTACCTAGAGAGCGAAGTCAGGGCTGACGAATATTACCCGCCTTCCACGGCAGAGGGCGAGAAGCCCCTGGCTCAGTCCCGCACCCTGCAAAGCCAGATCGGCGCTGGGGTAATGACAACAGCCACAGTTGCCAGCGTCAGCGTGATCGACAAAGAGACGGTTGGCTCAATGATTCAGTTCATGCCTTACCTCAAAGACTTCTGGTGGCTGTTCGCCATTGCCGCCGTGGGCTACCTCGCTTGGGGTGCTTGGGCCAGGATCAGTGACCGCCGCGAAGGCAGATCGTGATTGGCCTTATCAGCAGCTTCATCCCCTGGCGCCTGGTCGCGATCCTGGGCCTTGCTGCCGGCATAGCCCTAGCCGCCGGCTGGGTTAGCTCCCGGCTTCAGCTAATTGGGGCGCTGCGCGTACAGTTAGACGCGGCGACCACAACTGCCAACGCCAACGCCGCGCTGGCTAAACAGGCAGAGGCTGAAAATGAGCGAATTAAGGCGATATTGGAACAATCGGCTCTTGCCCAGGCTGGGATCAGGTCAACTGCCAGGAAGCGGCAACTGGCTATTGTGGCCTCCCCGGCGGTGGGTGAGCCTCCTCTTTCTGACGCTGGCAGGGCTTGGATTGACGGGCTGCCAGACGCAGCCCCGGGTGATCGAGCGCCTGGTGCCGCTCCCAGCGCCAAGCGTCCCTAGCGCCCTCCTAATGCCCTGTCTTGGGCCGTCCAAGCCGGGGGGCGAGTGGACCCAGCGTACCCTGATCCTGATAGCCGACCAGCTACGCGAGGCGCTTGACCTTTGCAACGCGGATAAGGCTGCGATTCGGACTGTTTTGAAGCCGAAATAGCCGAAATAGCTGAATAAAGAACATAAAGATCGGTTCTTTATGTTCTTTATCTTCTTTATGTGTTGACAAAAGGCTTCAGCCTTTGAGCAGCGCCAGCAAATCAGTCAGCTTTATGACGCAGCGCCATTCCTGCTGGCTCTGGCGGAAGGCGACCACCGGCACCTCCCATTCCTCGACGCAAGCCTCGATCTGCCTGACCCAAGCCATGATAGCCAGGGTTTCCCGGCGCTTAATCTCAAAGCGGTATTTGCCTAGTTGCAGATCGTCGCCGCCCTCGCGAGCTTGGCCCAGCTTGCGTTTGACCTCTACGCCCAGAGCCTCGGATACCAGCGCGGCGAACTCTCGCTCCGCGCCGGCACCCTTGTTACGGCTCATACGCCCGCCCATTTTGTCTCCTACGAATCTATCAATTTGGTCATAACGCCCCCGACCGCGACCCCGACCGCGACCCCGACCGCGACCACGACCACGACCGCCGATATAATTTTTTCCTGGTAAGCACGGCGCTACTTCAATTCGCCAAAGCTCTCGATGCTCGCAATCGTAACGTACCAATCCTTCGGCAGATTTTGGGCGTCTTTCCAGTCCTCGTTGCTAAACGCGCCGGTTTCATAGACCACGGCGGCACCCGACAACTTGACGCACGAGTCATTCACGCCAACGAGAGTGCCGGTGTAAATGTAAACCCCGCAAAACAGGGTAACGCGCTTGCCCATCAGGGAAAGCAGCCCCTCATTCTCAACTTCTTTCATCATGATTTTCATTTGTTTTGTCCTCTTTTGTTTCTAAAAAAATCCGCCGCTACCACGGTAAATCATCGTCCATTGGGTCGCCTGGGATACGCTTTGCAGGGTCGTAAGGCTCCAGCGGTGCGTAGGCCATTGCACTCAAGTCCTTCGCGTTCCTGCGCTTGCGTGGCGTGACCTTCTCGATCCTCGCGCCTGGGGACGCGGCCTTGATCTCTGCGATCTGCGGCGACTCAATAACATCCTGCGGTGCTATCTCTAGCTCACGGCTGGTCAGGTAAGCCTGACCGTTCCTAAAGGTCTTGCCTCCTGGCATCTCGTACTCGACCCAGCCCTCGCCAGCATCTACGGCAGCGCCAGTAGGCACCAGCGGCGGGATGAATAAGTGCTGCTCACATGCCCGCTCTTGCTGACTTTTGGTGAGCTTCTTGCTCTCGATGCTAACATTGCAATGCCAAGTGCCGTCTGCGCCTGGTGTGCTGTGACTGCAAGTGCGGCAGTTCACGGTAGCCACCTTCTTTTGATGGCAGTGGGTGTTGAAGTCGCAGAACTTGCAGCCAAAGTATGCCGGGTCTTCACTCAGCTTTGCCGGCGGCTGTGATGCTTTGATGATGCTCTCGGCGCGACCTAGCAGGACGCTGGACGCGCTCTCGTTGTGGTGGACCCACTCCGTGTAAACGTGGTCTGTATCTTTATTGACTGCAAAATACAGGGCGCGTTCTAGCTTCAGAAGGCGCATGTAAATCTGCATCTGCGCGTAATGCTTGGGCTTGCTGTCTGCAACACCCTTAACCTTAACGTCTGCCCATGACTTTGCGTTATGGGTCTTGATCTCGACAACAGCCCAAGTCTTTGGTGCCTCGGGCAGACCTTGGGCGATGGCATCAACACTGCCGCCAAAGTGGCCTGTCTTGTCCCGGCATTTGATCTGCTGCCCGTCCTGGTGGGTATGCAGTTCAGCGCCTATGCCGCGAAGCTCCTCGAACACGCGGGCCTCCTCGCGGGTGCCGGTGTCAAACAGCCGTAGGATGCGCCCCTCGAACTGAGGGAGCGCGACCCAGCGGAAGGTCTGCCAGAGATAGCGATCACACTCAGAGCCAATAATGCTGGCTCCCAGATGTTCGCGATGAGACTGTGGCTTTGACGCATACCACTTGTATATCTCCACCGTGGTGGTGTTTTGGCGCTCTGGCAGGTTCATGCCTACCGCTCCCAAGGTTTCTTGGCTGCGACGGAAGGCGCTGGCTTAGATGACTTACCGCCGCCCAGCTTTGAGTAGCTTTCGATGCGGTTTCTCGTCTCGTCCTTGCGATCAATGTCTACGCTGACCAAGACCGGGATGTCGTGTAGCTGCTCTGTCTGCTGCATCTTATGCGTCAGACCAACGGCAGCGCACAGGCGATCAAGCTGCTCCTTAGCAATCTCCTCGGCTTTCTTCGAGGGATTGCTGACGTTCAGCCTGTCCCACAAGCGCCTCCCAGCGGCAGGACCGTCAACGACCTGGAAAGTGACTTCAAGGTATTCGCCGGTTCCAGCTTTTGTTTCTTTGATCTTCGTGTCGATCACGATGCACTCGTAATCTCCGCGAGGAAGCGGCTCAAACTTGCTGGTCTGGTTAGGATCACGTTCCTTGGCTTCGCCAATCTCATAATCAAATTGCGGCATCGTTTTATTCCTTCTTGGGTTTGATGGCTTCGGCAAACGCATCCCAATTGAGCGGGATGGACTCAGGTAGCGAGTAGCGGTTCTTTGCCATATACGCGGGGCGCTCAGATGTGAACAACATGCGTTCACCGCTGCTTACGCCGCGAGATACAGTCTTGTTAAAACCAACGTCTGACTGCTTGACGATGGTCTTATAGTTCGCAAACAACACGGCATCTGCCCATTCGCGGATCAGGCTTCCGCTGCGCTCCTGTAGCTTGGGCTGATACCTGTCGTAAGGCTCAGTCTCTGGGCTATCAAAACGCTTAATCATTGTGTGCGCGATCAGGATCACGTTCATGCCATGCTTGGTTCGCAAGGCATCGAACGCCGTGACGATGGTGCGCCACTTGTCTGCGGCGATATATGCGCCCTTGCCATATGCCAAATCCTTGGCATCGTGCTTGGCTTCCATCTCCTGCCAGATCATAGCCTCCAGCCAATCGAGGCTGTCTAACACGACTGTCTTGTAGTCGTGCTTCTCCTCGTAAAGCGTGGTAATTGCAGCCATCACGCTGGCGACAGTCTTTGCCAGCGGAAAATGCTCAACATCAAGAGAGCCTAGCCCGTCCTCCGTCAGGATAAAGATTGGCTTAGGTGAGTATGCCGCAAAACTGGACTTACCAATTCCTTCGACCCCAAAAAGCATAATACGAGGCGCAAGCGTAGCCTCGTTTCTACTAATAGATTTAAGATCAAACGCCATCTGACACCTCTATCTGGACATATACTTTTGCGGGTTTTACAGTGATAGCTGTTGCGATGTGACGCCACAGGTCAGGGCGCTCTGCTCTGATCTGACGCAGCACAGGCTCGTCCTGCTCGATCTTGATCTTGATCGGGCGCATAGGCTCGGGCCATGCCATCGTAAGTGCTTGAAGCGCAGCAACGTCAGACTTGAATGTGATCTTGCCAGTCGTGCTGATGCGCGTTGAGTTGGAAATGGGCGTGGTGGTCTTGCCCTCTTCTTTTGCTGGTAGGAGTTTAAGTATCTCCTCCTCTGTCTCTAGTCTCCTGGCGTTCGCCGCCGTCTCATCTGCCTTGGCTTGCAGCCAGGTGGCAGCTAGTTCTTGTATCGTGGGCATCGTTTGTCCTTTCTGAGTTTGATAGCGCGAGCGTTGTAAAGGGCTGTATAGTTTTTTGCAACATGAATATGATGTTGCGTTTGCAGAAACACCTTGGCATGATGCGCCCCCCACAGGCAAGAGGCAAAAAATGCCGTTCGTATTCAGAACTAAAAATAAATGCAACCCCGCTTATCGCGTGATCTCTGCGCTTGGCGGCGTCAGGCCAACATCCCGAATCGTAGATGTTAGCCCTAGTGCCGTATCGCGGTGGATGATGCCGGCGGCAAAGGGTGGGACGGGCGGGCGTATCCCACAGCGGCATTGGCAGACGATCATCAACCATGCCAACAAAAACAAGCTGAATATCAAACTAACTGATTTATCTGACGCACGTTAGAGCTAGGGGATTGGCGTGGAGAATAGCGAATTTCTCAGCTTGCTTGCGGGCAAGCTCGATGGTGAGCAGTATTTGTGGGTGTGCAGCTACGCTGGTGATCCTAACAGTCCTGCGGCTGCGTGGGACGGCAGAGCGTATCACGGCAAGCCAGCGCAAGCGCAGACGATAGACCGCTGCCGCGACCAGAACACCTATGTCTCAACTGCCGTATTATCAGGGCTAGACGATCAGGCGCGGTTTCGGCGCAGCAAGCTGACATTCTTGCGGCTGGCGGTGCTGGTCGCTGACGATGCCGACCCTGCCGATCTGTTAGGCCAGGTTAGCTATGTGATTGAGACTAGTCCCGGCAAGCGTCAGATCGGCGTCTGGCTGGATGCTGATGACCCAGACTGTGTAAACGGTGCGCTGATTGACGCGGTGATGGGCGAGATGTCGGCGGCGGGCTTCATGGCTAAAGCTGACATATCTGGCAACAACCGGGTGCGCTATGTGCGGTTGCCTGTCGGCAGCAACCTAAAGCCCCGCGACAGCGGGCCGTGGGCGGTGCGTCTGGAGCAGAGCAACCCAGAGGCGCGGTATAGCCTAGCTGACGCCTGTGCCGTGTTCGGCATAGACCTGGAGCGGGTTCGCGCCAGCATGTCTTCTCCCAAGGTCAGGCAGCACAACGAGAGCGGTTCCGACCATGCAAGCCTTATCGCGCTGTTGACGGCTGATGATGTGGATGATCGGTCTTACCATGACCCGCTGCTCAAGCTAACGGGCAAGCTGGTCGCGGGCGGGCTGAACCCCGGCGCGGTAGTCGAGCATGTTCGTGGTATAATGATGGCACATAGGCCAGATACCGAAGCTGAGTTAGCGCGGTGGCGGTCTAGGTATGACGAGATACCCCGCATGGTCGCGGGCGCGGAGCGTCACAAGCAGCGCGTTGATGCTGCGGCAGAGGATGTGATCCCCTCCTCTACTCCTGCGACGGCAGGTCTGCTTTTGACGCTTACGCAGTTAGAAGAGGCTGCGAAGTCGGTGCGCTGGTGCGTCAAGGCGCTGATCCCGGCTGATAGCATGGGCATCCTGTTTGGTGCCAGCGGCACGTTTAAGTCCTTTCTGGCGCTCGATCTTTGCTTGCACTTGGCGCATGACAAATCGTGGTGCGGGCGTAAGACCAATTCCGGCGGCGTGGTCTATGTCGCGGCAGAAGGCGGCGCTGGTATCTCGCGGCGTGTCAGTGCTTGGCATAAACAAAACAAGCGGATGTTGGCGACGAACTTTGCGGTGTGCGTGACGCCACTGCTGCTGACTGTCGAGGAGCGGATTGTTGCGCTGCGCGATGCTATCAGTGCGCTGACCTTTAAACCTAGCCTGATCGTGGTGGATACCTTGTCGCAGACGTTTGCCGGGGACGAGAACAGCGCCAGCGACATTAGCGACTATCTGCGGCTTATCAATTTGCATCTGCGCTCTGCGTTTGGGGCGAGTGTGC